TTTATAGAAAAACAAAAGTGCCGGAATTCCTATGGCCTTACTTGAATGAAAAGAACTTAGAGGTAGTTAAGGCAAATAAAAAGGCTGATAATTTTAAGCGGTTGGAGCAGTTGCAGCGGTTGGAGCGGTTGCAGCAGTTGCAGCAGTTGCAGCAGTTGCAGCAGTTGCAGCGGTTGGAGTTTTATAATTTATCTTATGAGCAAGTTCCTATAAAAGAAAATTCAGTTATTTACTGCGATCCACCTTATGCTGGAACGGCTGAGTATGATGGCGGATTTGACCATAAGAAGTTTCTAGATTGGTGCCATGAGCAGAAAAACCCAGTTTTTATTAGTGAGTACGAAATAAATGACGATAGGTTTAGTCAGGTTCTTCAGATTAAGAAAAGGTCAATGCTATCATCTAACAAAAAGATGAAGGTCAAGCTTGAAAGGGTTTATGTCAACAAAGCTGGACTTTACAAAACTAAATAACACGCCTAGGTTATAATTGGTGATAGAACTGACTAAAGAACAGATAGACTTTATAGATGATTTTGCATCGATGCCTTTTGATGCAAATTACTTTTTCGACATATACGGCGAGGCCAAAGTCCAGGCGTGGATATCGCTACCTGAAATAGCTACTGCTATTAAAAAGCGTAAGCAAGAGATCAAGCGCATAAGAGCTAAGAACGAAGAAATAATGTTCGAGTCAGTAGGTATGCTTAAGAACAAATCTCTAGAGAATATAGTTAAGTGCTTAAATGATTTTAGTCATCCTGAGTGCATTAAAGTTTCAATGCGACTAATGGAGGCTGAGTTGGCTTATGCTAAAAAGCGCGCTGAAGAGCTTGGCATTAAATCCGGCGGCATGATTGACACTAAGAGAGAGCCGCTTAAAATCATCATGGATAATGACGAAGAAACTTCTTAAACATCAATATGAATTTATCACATCTAGCGAGCAATTTGTTTTGCTTGCCGGCGGTCTTGGTAGTGGTAAATCTACAGCCGGCGCCTGGTTCGTTATCAATGAGTCGCTAACAGACCCTCGACCTAAAGGGCTTATCTGCGCAAACACTTATCGACAATTAAGAAACGCTACTCTTGCAACTCTATTTAGAGAGTGCGACGAGAACGGCATTGACTATAGCTTAAACGAAAACAAAGGCTGGCTAAGAATTGAAGACGCCTTCTGGTATTGCTACTCACTTGATAACCCAGATAATGTGCGCGGCGTTGAAGTCGGAAAGATCTGGAATGACGAAACAAGAGACACATCAGCAGAGGCATTTCATGTCTTAACTGGGAGGCTTCGAGATAAGTCGGGGATTAATGGACTAAAGGCTAGATATACATCGACGCCATTTGGGTTTAATTATTTATATGACTACTTCGTAGGCGATAAGAAAACTAAGCAACACAGGCTTATTCATGCGCCATCTTCTGCTAATAAGCATTTGCCGCCTGAGTATTTAGAGTCGATGAAGAACTCTTTTGACTCTAAGATCTACGCTCAAGAGGTTCTAGCTGAGTTCGTTAACGTCACTTCAGGTCGCATTTACTATGCTTTCGAGAGATCTAGGCACATTAAAACAGTTAGTTATGATTCTAGATACCCTATCTATGTCGGCATGGATTTTAATATTAACCCAATGACGGCGACAATGTGTCAGCACATCGACGGCAAGATAAAAGTCTATGATGAGATTTGGCTAAGTGATTCTAACACTGAAGAAATGGCGGCCTTATTACTAGAGCGATATGGCCGAAACTTAACTATAATTCCTGACGCGACAGGTAAAGCATTAAAGACATCGGGCTTTGGTCTAAGTGATCACGAGATTTTGCGGCGTAGAGGATTTAAAGTTGAGGGCACTGGAAACCCTTTTCGCATGGATCGCTATAATAATATGAACGGTCTTTTCGAGCGCGAGCAAATAGAAATTTCAGATAAATGTGCTAAGCTAATTCGGGACCTAGAGCAAGTAACGTACAAGGAGAAAACAACATTGCCTGAAACGAATGATGCATCCCTGACTCACATCTCGGATGCACTAGGCTATTTTTGTTGGTACGCGAATCCGTTATTTAAAAAGAAACACTCAGTTCAAATGCTACAGAGGTAATACATGGCAAATCCAGATCTACTTAATCCACAGGTAAGAAAACAAATCATCGATGAAATTCTAGGTGAAGAGAATAAATCTCGCAAAGCAGAAAGTCTTGAGCGATTTGAAATCTTAGCAGGTAGACAGAAGAAATACATAGTTGAGAAATTAGAGAGCGAATTCTCTCGCAAAACAGTTGGCGAGATGAGAAAGATCACATCTATCAACATCGCTCAGAGAGTTATCAACGAGCAAGCCTCTATCTATAAAACTGAGCCGATTAGAAATTACTCTAATACAAATGATGAGCAACAAGAGCATATCGAGAACATTTATAAACTCGCTAGAGCTAACATTAAATTAAAGAAATCAAATAAGATATTTAAAGCTAATCAGCAGTCTATACTACAGGTTGTACCTGCTGACGGTATAATTGCATTTAGAACTTTCTGGCCTCATCAAGTTGATGTGGTGCCCGATGAGACGAATCCAGAGAAAGCATTTGCAGTTATTTTATCAGTGTTTGATAAGTATCAATACATTCAAGGCAACTCTAATTCTATTTCTGATCCTGCTAATGTGCCAGCTAGACAGGTGAACCCATCCGGTCAAACTATCGACGGTAGAAATCAATTGATCGCAGACGGTGACGATTACAAAGAGAAAGCAGCTAAGCGATTCGAAGTCTGGACTAATGAACTTAATTTCATGATGGACGGTAACGGTAACATTTTAAGTGAAGAGGTTGAGAACCCGATTGGTAAATTACCTTTCGTTGATATCTCAATCGATAAAGATTTTGAGTTTTGGGTGCGTAGAAATAACAGCACATTTGAATTCACAGTCGATCAAGGCGCCATGCTATGTGACATCGCTACTATCATTAAGCTTCAAGGTTATGCGCAAGCTGTTATTTATGCAGAGAAAGCGCCTACTGATTTAACTATCGGGCCGACTAAAGTTCTCTTCATGGAGCTTGATCCGAATAAGCAAACACAGCCTAAGTTTGAGTTCGTGTCACCTAGTCCAGATCTTGGCAACACATTGGCTTTTTATGATTCTTTACTAAGAGTATTTTTAACATCTATCGGTGCAGATCCGAAAACAGTTTCAGGCTCACTTGACGCTAAGAGCTTCTCTTCGGGGGTCGAGAGGCTTCTAGCAATGATAGAGCGTTTCGAAGCTTCTAAGGACGATATCGATCTCTATCGCTGGGCAGAGGAGCAAGTATTTGAACTAGTTAAGTTGTGGAATAATGCATATCAGGGCACAGATGTTTTCGTTCAAGAATTACGCGGGCCTAATATCCCAGATGATTCGAAATTGTCTGTTAAATTTGCAGAGCCTCAGTCTATTCAAACTCAAATGGAGATTGAAGACTCGGTTATTAAATTAAGAGAGAAATCTTTAATGACTAAGCAGATGGCTATTATGAAAATCTACGGCGTCGATGAAGACATTGCAGATAAGATGCTAAAAGAGATCGATGCTGATGAGCAAATAAATGTGCCAGTTCAATTGACGCAATTTAATCCAGGTGACGCTGATAAGATGGCTGATCAAGTTAGCCCTGAAGATGAGGTCGCAGACGAAGACCAACTAGAATTATCTGACCAAGATGGTGAAGCATAGATGGCTTTTAAACCGCCGAAGGTAACTCAAGATGAAGTCTCTCAGACGATAGATTTGTCTGAGGCTTTCGGCATTGATTTTAAAGGTCTAGATTCTTTAAAGCAGATAATCGCAGAGGACATGATCGAGAGAATTAGAGCTAGAACTGAGGGCGGTAACGGCGTTAAGTTTAGCTCTAACGGCAATGCATCTAATGTGACTTTCCCAGGCTATTCGAAAGATTATATAGACAGCCCAGAGTTTAGGGCTTTCGGCAAATCTAAAGGCAAAGTTAATTTAAAACTAACTGGCGATATGCTTAACCTGATTGATTTAACAGATGAGACTAAAGACACGATAACTATCGGTTGGGATGACAGCGAACAAAACGCTAAGGCATTTAATCACATAACCGGCGACACTGTTAAGCCAAGACCATTCTTTGGTATCACTAAATCAGAGTTACAAGAGATAGTTAAGGCATATAAGCCTAAGATAAAAGAAATAATTAAGGTTGAAAGAACTGACGGCAAAAAAGCTGCTGAAGAAAAGCTTCTAGATCTAATAGATGAGATCAACGATGGCGAATAAGCGCATCATAGGCTTAGATAAATTAGCCACATCTCTGAGAGCATTCTTTAAGAGTGAGTTCACAGATACGACTACTTTAGCAAAATTAGCCATCATGGCACTAAAGCGCATTCAGGCCACAACTAGATCTGGCTACACGATGGCAATTCAAAAAAGTAAAGATACAAAGTCAGGCAGGAAATTTAAAAAAACTAAGCTTCATAGATTGTCAGATAGCTACATCGCAATGCGCCAAGGTGCAGTTACATTTCGAACTAATAAGAATGGCGAGAGAATAGCGATTCAAGAACCAGACGAAAGGCTTAAGCACGTTGATAAAGAGTTCTTCACGCCTGACTTATCTAACTTGACGTTTAGTGGGCAGTTACTAAGATCTTTAGTTGCTACTGCAAAAAAAGGGGCTGACTTTGCTGAGATATTTATTCGACCGGAGGGTAATCGTCGCAAGCTACCAGGAGAGAAGAAATCTCTTACAAATCAGAAAGTCGCTGAATATGTAGCTGCGCAGGGCAGACCATTTCTAGGAATAGATGACGATGGTATCGAAGTATTAAAGAGGGAACTCGTGAGATCGCTTAGAAAGCAATTGAAGAGATTAAAACTTAAATAAGTCTGAAATAATTTGGACTTGATAAATAATAAAGGGGATATACAATGGCAGAGGAAGTAAAAGGTGCCCGTGGCGCGCCGTCAGACTCCGGTGGGGTTGAAGCGGAATCAAATGCTCAAACAGAACATTCAGCTAGTAGCGAGCGAACATCGAGCAAGGATGTTGTTAACTATGATACATATCGAAAACTTTTATCTGAAAAGAAGCGTTTAGAGGAGAAGTTTCACGATATGGATAGTCAACTTCGCACACTTACGGATGAGAAGTTATCTGCTGAAGGTAAAACTGCTGAGCTTTTGGATACGACCAAAAAGCGGTTAACTGAGACTGAAATGAGATACAAAAAGGCTGTGGGGGCTTTTGCTTTCAAATCAATTTCTGGCGCCGTAGAGAGAGAAGCTTTAAAGTTGGGGTGTACTAATGTTAACGATCTTGTTCAATTATGTGATCTCAGTGAGATCGACGTTGATGATGATTTTCAAGTTAACATGGAACAAGTCAAAGACCTTGTGGAGAGACAGCGTAAAGATCGCGAGTATCTTTTCTCAAGGAATAAGATGCCTCCTCGAACTGGTGCTGGTGTGCCTAGTGCGCACAATGCTCCGGTTGACTGGAAAACTTTGCCCCTCTCAGAGCAAGCAAAAATGATTTTCATGAATAAAAAATAACTTTTTAAAGGGGATTTAAAATGGCAGAAATTGGAGCAACGGAAGTTTCAGCAGTTCAACAAACTGTTGTAGCTAATATCGTTCAACAAGTATTAAAGCAAAAGAGCATCTTGATGCCGACTATTTCCGACTATTCTAGTTGGGCAGGTCCAGGCGCAGTTGCAGTAAAAGTACCGCGCAGAAGTCAATTCGCGGCGGCCAACAAAACCGAGAACACGGCTTTGACGGCACAGGAATTAACTTTCTCAGCGGATACTATTTCACTAGATAAGCACAAAGCAGTTCACGCTTCTATTGAGCGTTACGCTGCGGCGACTGCTAACGTGGATATTAAAGGGCAAGTTCTAATCGAAATGGCAGAGGAACTTTCTTTGCAAATCGATAAGGATATTATTGTAGAGTTGAAGCTTGCTTCTTCTTCTGCGCCTGATCATATCTTAGATTACGCTGCAACTGGCGGACCTATCGCTCAAGCAGATATTCTAGAAGCGCGTCGTCTTCTTAACGTACAAAACGTACCGATGGAAGATCGCTATCTATTAGTTGGCCCAGATCAAGAAAAAGCAATGTTAGGCGTTGCTGATTTTGTTCGAGCTGATGCTTATGGAAATGCTGGCGGATTGATCAACGGTGAACTTGGTCGAATCTATGGTTTCAAAGTGTTGATGCACTCAACTCTTGGCGCCGCTGATTCTCTATTTTACCACAAATCAGCAGTTGGTATGGCAATGAGCTTTGCTCCTGAATTCGGCGAGCAATTCAATGTTTCTAAAGTAGCAGATGATATGGTTCTCCATATGTTAGCTGGCTTTGAAGTGTTGGACGCTGGTAAACGTCAAGTTTACTTCAACGGATTATAATCATGGCACTAGTTGGAAATTCATTTAGAGTTCCGACTTTCGTCACCGCATCAAGTCCAAAAGACTTGGTGCGCGTGATGCTTAATAACAACATCAATCACGGCAAGGAGTTCACATATTTCGATATTCAAAAAGATGGCTCTAAGTGGTTTGCCTGGTACTACACAGAAATAAACGTCATGGAAGCATTAACTCAACCCACTAGAAAAGGTGGTAAATAATGTCTGCACTTGGAACTAGGCAAGATAATGAGAAAAATAGTTATACGTTAGTAGTTGACGGAGCAAATAATGAAGTTGCTCAGCGAGTTAAGACTTTTGGTTTAGGAAATTTACTAGAGGGTTTCTCTTTTGATTTTATAGATGTGCAACAAACTTCTGCTACGGTTGAAACTTATGTTTACAAAACTGGTGGTAGTGGTGGGACTACAGTTGCTACAATAACTGTAGTTTATACGAGTGCGAGTAAGACTGATATTGACACTGTAACAAGGACTTAAAATGCCTTTTAAATTTAATCCTCTCAGCGGCAATCTCGATTACTACGAAGTAGGCAGTGGCGGATCTGGCGATGTAGTTGGGCCAGGATCATCGACTGATAATGCAATAGCAAGATACGACGGCACTACTGGAAAGCTCTTACAAGATTCACTGGTAAAAGTAGATGACACTGGAAACGTAAACGCGCCCAACAATGGTTTTTATAAGGGCAGAAATTTAGCTGATACTGTAGACGTTGATTTAATCGGCGTTGACTCAGCGGATAATATAATCATTGGTGAATCTACTGGCTATAACGTACGAGTAAAATCTGCAAATTTAATTTCTGATGTCGATGGTCAATGTAATTTAGGATCTGGGGCAAATTCTTTTGGCACTTTATATGTTGCCGGCGTTGGAACTTTACTTCAATGGGTTTCAAACAATGCGACTCTTAGGACGGCAGCGGCGGCGGTAACTTTTGCTATTAATTTATTGTCTGGCGATTCATCAGCGGGCAATTCTGGAAATGTCACAGTAGCCAGCGGATCTGCAACCGGCGGCAATTCAGGTGATGTTATTTTACAATCAGGCGGCGCAACTGGTACGCGTGGAAAAGTTAGGGTTAGAAATTCTACTGAGGGAACAGCTGGTCATATCTTAGTTTCAAATGATACAACTGGCGGAACATCTTGGGTTGCGCCAACTACGGCGTATGACATTAACGCGCTTACTGCCGACACTCCGGTAACGGCGGACTTCATTCCATTCTACGATACGAGCGGAGCTGACTCCAACAAGAGCACGATTGCAAATATGCAGACTGCCTTTTGGCAAACGGTGGCAAACGTAGCGCACGTTAAAACTGACGGGACTGGCACTCATTCGACTTTACTTGCCGCCTCTCTGGACGCTGCGATAAAAACAGTGCTGATATACCCAGGCACTCATAATATTGATAATTCAGTTTCGCCGCTTAATATTGGCAGCAAGACATACGTTGGCATTGGTCTAACTAAGGCGACAATACTTACTCGCACAGACAAAACAAAGGTCGCGCTAACGCTAACAGTAAATGGGAATATAACCGGAGTGCAACTTGGCGATGGCTCCGTAGCTGAAAACGCGTGTACTGAATTTTTTGCCATATATACAGTTCCCGGAACAACGACAGCAATCTATAAAGACATTGTGATTCAGGCTGGGCTTGGGATTTTAATTAGAAACGCAACTGGCTTGACCCTAAAAAACATTACGTCAAATGGGAATTTTTTCACATTCAACCCGACTACGGCGATTCAAATTGGCGATGCGCTAACGACAAGCCCTGCGGTGATGTCGATTCAGGATTGCTCGATGAATCTTGCGTCATATCCATTAGTGAAAGTTTATAATGCCGGTTCACTTTCTATTTTCAATCTAGTCACTGACTTTAGCCTTGGCGGGTCTGCAAGCGTTGAAATACTGTCAACCTGCACTGGCACGACAAGTCTTTTTAATTGTTACCATAATTCAGTTGGGGCCGGTGTTATTATTGACGGTACTAGCGGTGCGAAACTTGAAATAACTGGCGATGCTTATGGGCAAAGCATATATACTGCAAATGTGATTGCATCTAACGGCGCAAAGGTTTCGTTTCAAGGGCCGTCGATGTACGAAATCGCCGGTGCGCTTTACACTGACGATGCAACCTGTCAGATCACAGGAACTATTTTCAACAAAACTACAGGGGCAGTTTCGCTCTCTAGCGTTGGTGCTAGTCCGTCAGTTGGCAATGCAATACTTGTCGCTGGGACAAAGACGGTAACAACGGCGGCGATCAAATCAAGTAGCATAGTGATTTTGTCGCGTAAAACAGCCGGTGGAACATTGGGCAACTTAACCTATACCATAACGGCTGGCACGAGTTTTACTATAAATAGCTCAAGTGCTACGGACACCTCAACGGTTAGTTGGCAAATACTGGGGGCATACTAATGGTATTAAAATTTATAAAAACCACTACACTATATTTAGTGCTGCAAAAATAGTTAGCGGCACGGGAGACAACTACTTATGGGAATTTTAGATAACATACCCGCCGACCCAAGCCCTCTTTCGGTCGTGATTGATTTTAATTTATATGTCGATGGGGCAAAGCTAAGCACCTTGGCTAGAAAATATTTTACAGAAAAAGCCGCCGAAATGGGCGCGGCTTCTATGGAAGAGTATTTTGCAAAACTTCTTTTAATTAAACTAAAAGAAACACTGATAAAAGAAACGAATGATTCGTTATCCGCGGCCAGAGTTAGCGGCTTTGCAGCAGTTGAGGAGCTTCGTGCGACAGTATTGCAACAACTAGATGCTGCGGCAACTGAGGCCGAGGCTATCGCAGCCGCGGCACTTTCGCTTGAATTGCAGAGGCTAAATGAAGGCTAAAAGAAATACTTCTTTATTTGTAATATGTTTTGTCGTGATAGGCATTGCTTACGACGCTTACACTATATTAGCGCATGGGGTTGATTCATCTATTAGCAGATTAGTAAACGATTGGGCGGGTGAATATCCGATCATGACATTTTCGACTGGCATTTTATGCGGTCATTTATTTTGGCCACAACCAAAACCAGAAAATAAAGAGGGCAACTAAATGGCGATTTTTCCAAACTTAGAATTAGAAGATGTAGTACAGGTTAACGATAAAACTAGGCTTAATGCTGCAAAGTCTTTTGTTTCAAAAGATGAAGAGGCGATTACTTTAATCGAGATAGAGCCGGAGGCTTCGGCTGGTTATGTAGACGTTACTGCTACTGCTGCAAAGAACTGGTTTTTGGACTGGGAATATGCAACGGCTGGCGCTAAAGTCGTATCGTGCAGAGTTACAACTGATGGTTCTCCTACTATCAAGACTTTCTCGCTAACAGTTACTAGTGCTGCTGACGATAAGTTATTTAGTGCAGATGCCGACCTCGTGGCTCTAGAGCATGACATATTAAGATATGTGCCAGACGGTAGAAATTCATTTAAGAATGTTCACCGCAAAGCACAGAGTTTAATAGTCGCTTGGCTTGATGAGAATGGCCACACTGATTCAAGTGGTAATCGACTAACTAAAGACGCGATAATTGACTTAGAAGAAGTTAGATACTGGTCTGCTGCACTTGCTATGAGTTTAATATTTAAGTCGATATCTAATGCAGTTGACGATGTGTTTCAGGCGAAAGCAATTCAATACGACTCAATGGCTATCACTCATAGAAATAGATTGATCATAAGATTAGATGTTACAGGTGACGGCATAGCTTCAATTGGTGAAGGCATAAATGTTAAGTCACTAGATATGGTAAGGCGCTAAATGTCACTACTAGCGCCAAGAACTTATTTGAGAACTAGATTAGAAAATTTAGGGTTCACTGAATGGACTGACGGATTTAATATTGAAAATATACCCTCAACGATTATCGGGGATAGTTTCCATATTGAATCGGGTTCGATTGATGGCTCAGCTTCGAGTCATCAGCCGCATCAATTCAGTAGTAACTTAACTTTACGCGTATGGCTTCAAGGGTTCGGTGATCCCGCAGAGGCTATCGATGAGTCAATGACAGTAGCAGATACGATCTACGCCGACATTTTGTCGCCCTCAAATAGATTAACTGGTGCAGTTAAAGACGTTGTGCCGAGTTCATTCTCAGTCATCCCACTGGCTACGAGTAATGATAATACGGTTCAATTAGAGTTTAGTTTAGTAATAACAACTTACATAAAATATTAAGGAGAAATAAAAGATGGCTTCTAGTACAGCAAATATTAGAATTGAGCCGGTTTTCGTTTCGTGGAAAGAGAAAGAGCAAGAGCAATGGGAATTAGCCAATGTTACTGCTGCTGGAGTTGGTGGTAAATATATCACTATGTATCTTCCTACGGGGGTCGGTTACTACGCTTGGTTCGATGAGAACAGCACGGACACAGATCCTACACCAGCTGGCTTGACTGCGATAGCAGTTGACTACGGCGCAGGAGCTTCTGCTTCTACGATTGCGACTGCATTGCAGGTAGCAATTGACGCAGTATCTGGGTTTACGGCTACTGTGTCTGGCACAGTTGTCACTGTCATTCGTGACAATGATGGCGAATGCACAGATGCAACAATAGGCGACGCAGCTCAAATCACTTTAACAAAATGCCAAGACGGTAAAGATATCGATCTAGGTTTATTGCAAGGTGACGTTGAAGTTGCATTTGAAGAAACAACTCTAGAGCTTACGGCTCACAGCAGCGGTACAACTTTGCTTGCAGATTTGCGACAAGGTGTTAACGCTACAGTTAGCTTAACTCTTCAAGAGAGTGACAACACGCTTCGCAAGGCCATGTTTACTGGCTCTGCTGGTGGCGCGTTTACTCCATCTGGTGGCACTGAGCTATTCGGTTGGGGATCTTTAAAGCAGGGGTTGAATACTATCGTTGACGCAGGTCGATTGATATTTCATCCAGTTGCAGCGCAATCTTCGGACTACACTAGAGATTTATGTTTCTGGAAAGCATACCCGAAGATTTCAAGCATTACTTTCAGCGGCGAGAACCCAGAGGTTATGGCGATTGAATTCAATTGCTACCTTGACAGTTCTAGACCTGAAGGTATTAACTTATTTAGTGTTGGAAACCACACTCAAACAGGTATTACTGCTTAAATAACAGGAGTTGCAATGGCCGATCATTCATTTGGAGAAGTCACATTTGACGCTGAAATATTTGGTACTGTTTATACAGTTAAAAAACCAAGTGCTTTAGAGCAAATCAGTTTTGAGTCTAAGGTCTCAAAGAATGATGATTTTGAAAAGCTTGTCGGTCTTTGCGTTGATTACCTCGACACGAGGGGTATACCAAAAAAAGAATCCAATAAACTAGACCTTGATCAGCTCAGAGAGCTGGTCAATCTAGTTAACACCTATAAAAAAAAGTCGAGCCCCATCCCTACAGAAAAGCAAAAGTAGCTAGATTTTACGGCTTCTCAGATAAAGATATGGATAATATGTTGATGGAGTCTTTCCAGGACTATTGGCTATCTATATCTGCTATCGAGGCTGAAGAGGCTTTGATGCAGTTAAATATCGTTAGCTTTCCTAACATGAAAAAGGGGTCTAGGGACTCTTTAATTAAGGAATTAAAGAAGTCTGCTAGATTTAATTTAGAGCGTGAAACTGATACTGTTTTATCGATAGAGGACGCTGCCCTGCAACTAGCGGCGAAGATGAAATATGGCTGATGAAGGCATAGTAATTAGGATAGGCGGCGACGCCAAGGACTTCGAGAAAACAATCGAGGGCATAGTTTCAAAATCTATTAAAGCTGCTGATAAGTCCGGCGGCGCATTTGATGATGCATTTAAAATTAGAAGTCTAAATGATTTAAAGGCAGGATTTAATTTAGTAACTCAGGCAGTTGGAAAAGTAGTCGAGGAGCTAGACAAGTTTAGACAATTCATTCTAGAAACTGCTGTAGCTGGCGAAAAATTAAAAGGCATAGAAAAACAATTCGACAATATAGCTCTATCTTCTGGTCTAGCTGGCGAGAGTATTAAGCAAAGCTTACTTGCTGTAACTGGCACAGGCGCGACTAATTCAGAAGTTCTCGCTGCAACATCTAAGGCATTTATTCAGCTTGGCGCCGCTGCTGGGAGATCTGCTGAAGTTCTAGAGATTGCTAAAAAAGCGGCTGGCGCTTTCGGTGGTACGGCGCTAGAGCAATTTGAAGCTATTAATAATGCGATATCATCCGGTAGTTCGAAATCACTTAAGGCTATTGGATTAAATGTTGATCTTGGCGCTGCTTATAAGCAGGTAGCAAAAGAACTTGGCATAAGTGTTGATCTATTAACTCAAGAGCAAAAGCAGAGAATTGCATCTAATGCGATCATAGAGAAAAGTGCAACTGCATATAAGGGTTTAGTTGAAACTCAAAAGCCCGCTACTGATTCTTTAAGAGATTTGGCAGTCGCTACGAGTGAGGCGTCAGAGGCTTTTAAGAGAGGCTTCTCTGCTGCTTTCGGCGAAACTATTGCGGCAGTAAATAGATTGCTGACCCATGAGGCCGAGCAATTAACTCTTACTTTAAAAACACTTAATGGCGAAGTTATATCTGGCGCTGATAAGCTACGCCTTTATGGAGATGAATTATCTAGGCTTCAAAAGCTTCAATCGCAAGGTGTAGAGGTATCAAAAGATAGAGTTAATTTTCTGCAGAATGAGTTAGATAAAGTTAATGAACTAACTGAGGCTGAATTTCAGAGATCTCTAAAGAGAGGTCAAGCGGCATCAATAGTAGATCAAGCCCCGTCAGAAGATGCGACTGGCGGCGGGGTTGGTGCTGGAGTTTTTCTTGATCCTAAGCAAATCGCTGAGCAAAATAGATTAAAGTTAGAAAAAGAAAAAGAATTCAGATCTCAGCTCGCAGTATTAGATCAGGAACAACTGTCTAGGCGCGCTCAAAATGCTCAGCTAATAACAGATCAGGACACGAAAGCCCTAGAGCTAGAGTCAATCCGATTGGATCAGCTCGCATTACTACAGGAGCAATTTGAAATTAAAAAGCAGGAGATTGCGACTAATTTCTCTGACTTAAATAATGGAACTGCTGCTCAAAGAAAAGAGCTTGAGCTAGAGGCATTAAGAAGTTTCAATTTAGAAAAAGAGAGAATAGAAGTCGAGAGTGAAAGAGCTAAGAGTGCAAAGAAATTGGAGATACAAAATCTATTTCTAAATGCGGCAAAGCAAACCGCAGCACTTGGCGTTAAGCAATTGGCTATATCTCTAAACTCAGGCGAGAATTTATTTAAGAACTTTACTAAGGGAATACTTGGGCTAATCGCAGATCAGGTTATTCAGCTTGGGGAGGCTTTGGTAATTCAAGGACTTGCTATTGAGAAATTCATTGCTTCGATTAACACTTTGCTTCCAGGATCAGGCGCAGCGGCGGCGGCGGCGGGGCTTGGATTGATATTATTCGGGTCTGCTTTAAAGGCGGCGGTTGGCAGTAAAGGCGGCTCTAGTGGCGGCGCTTCTTCAAGTGCTGGCGGCGGCGGGACTACATCTGGTTCATTCGCCACAGATACATCTTCGCTTGAGGCGATATCTGAAAAGACAACTAAAGTTGCGATCAACGTCGAGGGCACAGTGCTAGACCCTATCGGCGTTGGCCAACAAATTGCTCAAGTCCTGCAACAAACTTTTGATGCAACTGGAACTAAGGTGGTAACTACATAATGGCATTATCCACGTTTTCAAAAATATATTTTAATTACGAAGTGACGAGTTTAAATAA